GCGATGATCTTGCGGAGCTTCGCGATATTAAATGTCGTCACCTTCCGCGCATCGGTGCCGCCCGGGCAGAAGAGGTTCGTTTCCCAATCGGAGGGCGGCGGAACCATGTCGAAGGGCACCGCGAAGCCACGGCCGCCGATGAAATAATCCTGAACGTAGGAGATCGCCGGAGCGCTAGGGGTTTCACGCGCTGCGAACATGACGGAGCACGCGATCTTGCCTGCGGCCCGCGCGTCGAAGCCATCTTGCATCAATTCCCGGAAGAGCCAGAGACCGATCATGTCATTGGGATCGAACAGGCGGGCGCGGCCGGGGATGGTATCGGGCGCGCAATCGTACGCTCCGGCGGCGATATGTTCGTTCAGGCGATCTCGGTCGATCTTGGCCACTCGGCATGCTGCCTTGGTGGTGAGCTTGGGGACGGTCATCTGGATTCCTCTTGCGGTTCTCCAGAGGATAATCAAACCTACGGGCAATTTCAAGAGGTCCATTTGCACCCCGCCGAGATCTGTGCCCCGCCTGAGATAGGCGGGGCAGCTTCGGTCAGGCGGCGATGCTGTCGGCTCGCTCCGCCTGCGCGTTCTGGGCCTTACCGATCTCGCCGCAAAGCGCGATGAGCTTCTCGCGGATGACATTCGCCAGTTGTATGCTGACGGTCAGCCATTCTCGATCTCCCAAGCGTCGAGTTTCGGTTAGGGCCGATGGAAAGGTGAGAGCTTCCCTCGGCCCTACTTTATGTTATCATCAAGCTATGTCGAAGCAAACACTAAATGATAACACAAAGAGGATTGGGCGTCCCGCGACAGGGAAGGGCATCCTCATAGGCGTTCGGTTTCAACCTGACTTGCTCGAATGGCTCGACGCCGAGCGGGCCAAGCTAGATCCCGAGCCGTCGCGGCCAGAATTGGTGCGCCGCGCACTTGAGGAGTGGCTGCGCTATAGAACCAACAGTGCAGATCCTGCCCCTTAGATCAAATGCCCCTCACATATTACCCTGCGCCAGGCGAAATCGTCCTCTGCAACTACGGAACGGGCTTCATTTCGCCTGAGATGGTGAAGCTCCGGCCGGTCGTGGTTGTCTCGCCGAGATTGCGGCAGCGCGCCGATCTGGTCGCCGTTGTACCATTGAGCACAAGTGCACCTGTCCCGCCCGAATCGCATCATTGCAGCGTCATTTTGGCTGTCGCGCTACCTGCGCCATTCGACAAAACCGAAATGTGGGCGAAATGCGATATGGTGGCGACCGTCGCGAGGTCTAGGCTCGATCGCTTTCGCGATGGCCGTGTAGCGAATGGCGCGCGCACCTTCAGAACGGGCCGAGTCACCGCAATTCAACTTATCGAAATACGTAAGGCCATCCTATGCGGGCTCGGCCTCGGTTCATTGACGATTCACCTCTGAAAGAGTATACGGACCTAGTTCCCGCTCTGCTAAAGCATCGGGCTTGGAGACTGCCTTCTCTGAAGGCAGCGGGTCCCGCGAGGCGATAACAAGCGTCCGGGGCTGTCGCGTAAGGGCCTCGCTCTAAGATGGGCGGGGCCTTTTTGCGTATGACGGCAGCCAATCGAAAAGCCGGAGCGCAGACCCTGCGCCCCGGCCCCCGGCGTTGCCCGTGCGCGGGCTGCCATGATCGCCCCCGGTATCGCTCCGTGACGATCCGCACCGCGCGGGTAAGGTAATCCCGCCGTGCCTTGACGGGGTTTTCGGCCATGGCAGCCGGGCACTCGCCGTCTAATCCCAGATGCTTCGGTCCGCTTCCAAACCAAGGCGCATCCTTGCCTTATCTCGTCAGTCCGCCCAGTCGATGAAGGCGAGCGCGTCTTGCAGGGTCGCGCCCTCGATCCCGGCTTCCTTCGCCTGCGCCATTGCCGCGACCATCGTCGCCAGCGCCCGCGCCTTACCGCCCGCGTCGAAAGCCTGCATCGGGCGAACCACGTCGATCAGGACGGAGCCGCCGAGCTTGGCGGAAGCTTCCTCGGCGATCAGGAGCGCGATAGGTTGCAGGACGAGTTGCGCCAGATGCCGCTGCGCCTCGCGCACCAGTGGCCCCTGCGCCTGCTCCACGAACAGGCCGGGCAGGACGCCGAAGGTCGCGTAGATCCCGGATTTGGCTTCGGTCAGGAACTTGTCGGCGAGGGTCCGTTGCAGGTCGGGCGAGAGCTGATCCGGCGACTTGCCGAGGTTCGGGTTCATGCCCGCCGCCGTCGCCTGCGCCACGCCCTCGATCACCAGCGCCGCGCCTCGCCGCCCCCGGAAGCCCAGGCGCAAAGCCTCCATGTCCTCGGATGCGCCTTCGGGAACGGGCACGATCTGCGAGCCAAGGGGAGCATCGCGAAAGACGATCAGCAGAGCGGTTTCAAGCTCATGCAGGAGCTGCGCCGAGAGCGGCGCCCGCTTGAGCGGAGCCATCCCGGCCCAAGGGGTGAAAGCATCGCTGCCGATCCTGAAATGCAGCACTTCGGCGGCCAGTACCGTCTCGGAGCGCGGGCCGCCCGCCTCGGAGACTTGCAGGCGATAGGCCCGAGGGTCGCCGTCGCGGGTCGTCACGTCCCAATCGCTGGCGGGAATGAGCCGGTCGCGGATGAGGAACACCGCTTCGCCCCGGAGGGCCAGGGATCGCGCCGTGAGCGCCATCAAGCGCCGGTTCAGCATGTCAGCGCCCCGCACGTCCGCGAGGCTCAGGCCGCTTTCCCAGAGGCTCACGCAAGCCTGTACCGTCGCCGTCAGCTCGCCGAGGCCAGAGACGCCTGCGATATAGGACTGCCGAGCCCCCATGATCTGCGCCGTGTAGCCTGCGCCCGAGGATCGGGTTTCAGCAGGCTTGCGCCGAAACAGGTCCAGAATGCCCATGTCACGCCCTCCACCGATTGAGGGGGTGAACCGCACCCCGATAGGGTTGCCGGGCCTGGTGCGCTTCCCAGGCTCGCGCCTCGATCTGCGCGGCGGGATAGGCGGGCCGGGTGACGGCCGAGATCTCGAAAAGCGCCGCCGCCGTGATGGTGCGCAGCAACCCGTCGCCGCTCCGCTCGATCCGCTCGCCGTTCGGCTGGACGCGGAACCCAGGCGACAACCCACGGATCAACCCGCTTGCGTGAGCGGCCAGGAAATCCCGCGCCCAGGTGGTGCCGTTCTGAATCGTCGCCTCGATCACCAGCGCCGCATCGGTATCGGCCAGGGACAGGGTGCCCGCCGCCCGCGAGGCGAGGGGCTTTTCATAGTCGTGCCCGGCCAGGAGGTGGATTTCCTCGCCCGCCTCGATCCGGTCAGCGAAGGCCCGAGCGGCGACAACCTCGCGCCGCCCAGGCGCCAGCTCGGTTTCAGCGCCATAGGGGAACGTCGCCCGAAGGCGGGTTGCCCCGCCCTCGCTGCGCAGCTCCAGCGCGCCGAGAGACGCCCCCCAGAGCATCAGGACGCCGCGAGCTGGATGCCCGAGACGACGCGGAGCTGCGCCGGTCGGGCCACGGTCACGTCCGCCGTGGTCAGCGCCGTGAGACGGAGCCCGCCCGACTGCGCGTCCGAGAATGGATCGCGGATCAGGTCCACCGCGCCCCAGAGCCCCACAAAGACCGGAGCGACGCCGCCGCTCGCCGTGGTGAACAGCATCGAGGTTTCGGCCGGGCTGCCGGAGGGAGCGGGAAGCGCGTTCGAGGTCACGTTGATGTTGCTCGGGAAGGTCCCCGTCACGTTCCGCCCCGCCAACAGGAAGGCGAGCCGGTGATATTCGGTCGTCTGCGTCACGGTGTTCAGCTCGCCTTCGAGGTAGCCGAACAGCTCGGGCCGCATCAGCGCGCGGATTTCGCCCGGAGAGCTGATCGCGTTCGCCGTCATGAACGCGACGACTTGCGCGAGGAAATTCGCATAGGCCGGTTCCGCGCTCAGGTCCGTGTCGGTGATCCCGTAGGTCGCGGCGCCCGAGACGACGCCGAGCGGCTGGCCCGTCGCGCCGGTCCCGATGAAAACGGCCTTGTCCAGCTCGGCGGCCATCGTGCCGTTCATGTCGCGGCGGATCGCCTGTTCCAGCGCCTCGCCCGACTGAAGGAGCGACTTGCGGCTGATCCGCATGTGAATGCCCAGCGTCTGTTCCGGCTTCAGCGCCTTGTCGGTGGTGGCATAGGCGGTCGGCCCGGCCACGTTCGCGCCCTCGCCGTTCGCCCAGCCCGCGGTGACGGCCGAGGTCGTCACCGGCCATTCAACCGCGCCCGCGCCGATGGTGATGAGCTGCGCGCCCATCTTCGCCGCCACCGAATCCGGGAACAGCCGGTCGATGATCGGCCGGGTCTGGATCGGGTCCGGCGTGCCGGTCGAAACCGTGTTGCGGGTTTCCAGCGCCAGGAGCGGAACCGGGGTGCCGCGATACCCGCCCGCGCTCCGCAGCTCGGAAACGACTTCCGCCGTCTTGCCCGAAAGCGCCCGGCCCTCGTCCAGATGCAGCGCCACCTGCCGCAGCTCGAAGGCCGCGACAAGCGCCTGCCATTCATTGCCCGAGCGGGTTTCCAGCTCGGCCCCGGCTTCGCGCCGCTCGCCATCCTCGGCGATCAGCGCCGCACGGTAGCGGGTTTCGTTGGTCCGATACTCCCCGTCGAGGGTTTCCATCGAACGGGTTTCGTCCTCAGTCGGGGTCGGCTTGCCCGCCAGCGCCGCGAGGGACTGGCGGATTTCCGACTGACGCCGGGAGATTTTCACAGAGTCCAGCATGATAGGTCCTTTGCCGGGGTTGCAGTGTCCGCCGCCAGGTCGGCAACGGCTTCGGCCCAAGCGTCACGCTCGGGAGACTGGATCGGCTCGGGATGCCCGCACTCAATCCGGGTTTTCTTGGTGTGGCAGGGTCCGCACAGAACTTGCAGATTGCCGGGGTCAAAGGCCCGGTCAGGCGCGTTGCGCACTGCCTGGACGTGATCCACCTCAAGCCGCTTCCGGGCGCCGCAGCATCGGCAAGCCCAGCCATCCCGCTCAAGGATGATCTGCCGCAGCACCTGCCAGCGTTTGGTTTTCAGGACAGGCCGGGAATGCCGCCGATGTTCCTGCCGAGGGGTCAGAGCCACAGCGCCCTCGCTTTCCGCGTCGGGGCCGCCTTGCGTCTCATGCCCTCGGCCACGGCCAGCACGGTCGCCGCCGCCGCGTCGATCCGGCCAAGGGACCGGGCCTTCGCCAGCTTGTGGTTGTTCGCCGGGTCAACCAGCGTGATCGCGTCCGCAAAGGCAGAGCGCAGCAGCAGAGAGGGGGCCACGACAATCTCGCCGTCGAACAGCGCCCGCCGGAACCGCTCGATATCCTCGCTGCCGTCCTTCCAGCCGAAACCGCGCCAGATGAACGGCGCCCGCAAGCCCGCCGCGTTCAGCGCCTCGGTAAATTCTGCATGGCGGAAGCGGTCGCCCACGATGCAGGCCACATCCGCGCCGTCCAGCTTGCGCACGATTTCCGCCAGCCAAGGCCCCGGTGGAACCGTGTTTTCGCCCATCACCGAAAGCTCGCCTCGGGCCAGCATTTCGTCATAGCGCCCGGAGACGCCATCAGCGGCCCCACGGTCGGCCAGGGCGGGGAAGGCGGGGAATGTGCCCAGAGCTTCAAGGCGGCCTGTCTCGGGCCAGTAGAACGCCGCTGCGCTCATGGATCGGCTGCCGCCCAGGTCCACGCCGAGAATGCAAGGCCCGTCGCGCGGGGGCAGATTGTCCGGGTTCACCTCCGCCGACAGCCATTCGTCAACCGTGACCAGCACGCTCCGGTCTTCGGAGCTGACGCGCTCGTTTCGGTTCAGGTTGCGGAAAGAAGACAGCGCCGAGCCGCCCCGAGCTATTGCCCGCCGAGCCTGCGCCACGAGCCAATCAGCGGATGCCCCAATGCCCTCAGCCGCGCCGGGGTTGGCGATCAGCAGGGATTCCAGATCGTCGGCAGGCAGGCCGGGCGGAGGCCGATGTTCCTGGACGTAGCAACCCGGCGGGGGCTCATCCATCCACCGGGAGAAGGTGTTGGCATCGTCCGGGGCAGAGGTCGAGATAATCAGCGCCCGGCCACTGCGCTTTCCGAGGCCCGACAGGATGGCGTTTTCGAGGTTGTCGCCCTTCGGGCCATCCCACGCCGCCCGCTCGTCCAGAATGGCCAGCGTCGGAGCCCCGCCAAGGATCGACTTGCCATCGGCCGGGATAACCCGGATCAGCCCGCCGCCGTTGGCCGTGTATTCGACTTCCAGCCGGGAACCCTGCCGGATGGTGAACAGCTCTTGCTCATCCTCGGGCAGTCCCTGGACGAAGCCCACAACGAACCCGAACGCCGTCCGCGCCTGGTCCCGGTTCCGAGCCGCGAGGATGATTTCCCGCTTGGGCTGATCGTCCCAGATGCCCATTCCAGAGCCGAGCGCGAGCCCGCCCGCGAGCGCCGTCTTGGCGTTGCCGCGACCGATCGACAGCAAGCCCACCATCACGTCAGGGGCCAGCGCGCCGCGCACGAACCGGCGCTGATACTCGGCCAGGCGCAGAGGCTCGCCCGCCTTCGGTCCCTCGGGAATGGTCAGGGTGCCGAGAAAGGCAATCGCGGTCTCGGCAATATCCCCGGAATTTTTCGGACGGGAGAAGGGAACAGTCACACGCCGGTCCGTGGCCCCAAGGGCATCCGGGGCATTGGGACCATATCGCCGGCCAGCCCCCGAACGCTGATCTGCCGCCTTCGCCTCAGGGGAGCCAGGCATGAAGCCATCGTTGCGGGGTCGACCACGCGGGCGCCTGACGGGATGCTCGGTCATGGCGCCACGCCCGACTGGCACAGGAGGTCAAGGCAGGCGCGGTCCTCGGTCGGGGTCACGTCGCGGATGTTGAAGCTCGTGGCCGTCGCCTCGTCGCGCACCGCCCAGGCCGTGGTGATCGTGTCGGTCTGCGGGGTCTTGCGGACGCGGATGATCTGATGGTGCGTGCCCGCCAGCCGCCCGGCCATCACAGTCTCGTCGCCGCCCTTCAGGTGAATGAAGGCCGCGCGACAGATAAGCCGCTCCACCCACACGCCGACGACATTGCCATAGTCGTGAGGGTAATCCGGGTTGACCAGCTCGCGCTCGAGGAAGGCCACCTGGTGGAACAGGGCCGCCGCCGTCACACGCGCACCCGCGCATAGCGTCCGACGACACGGGAGGCCGCGAGGCTCAGCCCTTGGGGGGCTTCGCTCGCTCCCCTCAGGTCATAGAGCCGCGCCGCCTCGTCATTGACCGCGAGCCGCAGGTCTTGCGGGATCTCTGTCACAGCCTCGCCATAGCCCGCCGGATAGGTGACGATCAGCGCATCGCCATCGCCCTTGCTCGTCAGATGCAGGACAGGGCGGCGCCCCGGCTCTATCCACCAGCCCGCCGGGTGCGCGGTCACGTTGCCCTCGGCATCGCGGAGCTGCACCGATACCGGATGCTCGCCGAGGCCAGCGGGGTAGAACGGGCCAACGGGCAAGGGGATGCAGGCGCCCCATGCATCCACGGTCGCGGTGATCGTCTGGGCCAGGAGAGCCAGTT